ACTGCTAAAGCTAAGATAGGTACAGATGCGAGTGGTGGTGATCCTAATATGAAAGGTGCTGTGTGGTACAAAATACCTAATACCAATGCACTTGCTCGTAGATTCCCAACAGCGGCTGAGAAGAAAGAAATAAAAGCTGAACAAGTTAAACAAAAGCAAGCAGATGACAGAATAGCTAAAACTAAACAGGCTGTTGCTGATAAAAAAGCTGAAGATGCTAGGATTAGAGCAGAGTCTATTAGAAGAGCTAATGAAGCGTATGCTCAACAACAAGCTGCGGCACAAGCTGCGGCACAGTCAAGTAGCAGTAGTAGTAGAGATAGAAGAAATAAACAAGCACAAGCAGCTGCGTCTAGTTATACAAAATCGGCAATTTCAAGAAACGCTGGTTCAGATGGTAAGGTGACTAAAGACACATATAAAGGCGGTGGATTTTAATGGATTTTGAAGAATATAAAAATGAAGTATCTGGTAGGTTTGATACACTACAAGATGAAGAACGACAACAATTAGTTGAATTATTAAGAAGCTCTGTAGGAGAACTTTTAATAAGTGTGTTAGGAACAGAACTATTTGACTTAGGTACACCTGATGTTATTGAACCTACTGCACCTGTAAGACGTGGATTAGCAGCACCAATTATTTAACCCCTGCTAAATTTGAACTGGCTACCCATCCCCCTACCAACACTAGGCTACGGCGGCCCCAGTATGAAAGACTGAAACATGAATGATAAAATAATGGCAGAAGAAGTAAAGCCAGAAACTAAAGTAGCATTTGCAAATCGTAAATACTCTAATGAAGATAAGCGTAAGATGGAAGAGGAAGAACTCGAACAACTTATGGCTGAACAAAAAGGTGAAGTAGCAGAAACTACAGAAGAAACAGTAGAAGCTGAACCAGCCAATGCAGAAGAAAAAAGTTTTAAGAAACGCTACGGTGATCTTAGACGGCATATGCAAGACAAAGAAAAAGATTGGGATGACAAGTTTAAAACTTTACAACGTCAACTTGAAGACTCAACTAAACAAGAAATTAAACTACCTAAGTCTGATGGAGACATTGAAGCTTGGGCAGAACAATACCCAGATGTAGCGGCTATAGTAGAAACTATTGCAATTAAGAAAGCAAGAGAACAAGCCGCTGGATTAGAAGAACGTGTAAAAGAAATTGATGAAATGAAAGCTGATGCAACACGCAAGAAAGCTGAAGTAGAGTTGATGACTGCACACCCTGACTTCGGTGAAATCAGAGATGATGATGCATTTCATGATTGGGTAGATGAACAACCTAAGTGGGTACAAGACGCATTATATGAGAATGCCGATGACTCACGATCAGCATCACGTGCAATTGATTTGTACAAAGCTGATATGGGTATTAAGAAAACAAAACCTGCGAGCAACAATAAAGATGCCGCACGTTCAGTAAACAGTCGTAGTAACAATAGTGCACCTGATTCAGAAGATTCTAAGAATGTATATAAAGAATCTCAAGTGAATAAGATGACACCACAACAGTATGAAAAAGCTTCCGATGCTATTATGGAATCCATTCGTACTGGTAAGTTTATTTACGATATGTCGGGCAATGCTCGATAAAGCTATTGACATATAATATATTTATGATATAACTATATGTACAATGTAGTAGTGTGACCCCTAAGACACAGGTTACTCACACTACAACTAAACCCACGCAAACAACAATATACTTCTTGACAACCTAATATCTTATGGCCCGTTATACTGAAGGTAGGCCAACTTTCATAGTAACGCACCCTACAAGTACTTAGCCTCTATATAAGTGAATAGTCGTTTGCATCTGTAATCTAGTGCTAAAGGAGAATTAAAATGGCATTTGGAAAGGCTTCGGGCTACACAAACTTACCGAACGGTAACTTCTCGCCCGTTATTTACAGCAAACAGGTGCAACTTGCATTTCGCAAATCTGCTATCTGTGAAGCTATCACTAACTCTGACTATTTCGGAGAAATCGCTCAAATGGGCGACTCAGTAAAAATCATAAAAGAACCTGAGATTTCAGTAACTGCGTATCTACGTGGTACTACTATCTCGACACAGGACCTTTCAGATAACGATTTTTCACTAACAATCGACAAAGCAAACTACTTTGCATTTAAAGTTGATGACATCGAAGAAGCGCACTCACATGTAAACTTCCAAAGCTTGGCTTCGGATCGTGCGGCATATCGTTTGGCTGATCAGTATGACCAAGATGTTCTTGGTTACTTATCTGGTTACAAACAGTCTGCATTACATGCAAACGCTGGTGTAGTAAACACTACAGTAAATGGTACTAAAGCTAACTCAGCAGCTGGTTCAGACGAACTACTTGCAGCGAACAAGCTTATCAAAGGTTCATTTGGTAACATTACTACATCTACAGCAGGTGATCACTCGATCCCAGTTGCGGCACGTCTGCCGGGAGCTACTGCGTTACCTACAGCTACTGTTTCACCAGCTATGTTGGTGGCACGTATGAGCCGTTTGTTAGACGTTCAAAACGTAGACACTCAAGGTCGTTGGATCGTAATTGACCCAGTGATGATGGAAGTGCTTCGTGATGAAGATTCACGTCTATTAAATGCTGACTTCGGTGGTGATGGCCTAAAGAATGGCCTAGTCTTGAACAACTTCCACGGTTTCCGTGTATACGTTTCAAACAACTTACCATCAGTAGGTACTGGTGCATCTACAACAGGTGCGGCTAACCAGAACATTAACTACGGTGTTATCTGTGCTGGTCATGACTCTGCGGTTGCAACTGCGGAACAAATCAACAAAACTGAATCATACCGTGATCCAGACTCATTTGCTGATATTGTTCGTGGCATGCATCTATATGGACGCAAGATTCTTCGTCCAGAAGCATTAGTCACTGCTAAATACAACTTAGCATAATATAAAATACTGTAGGTGGGCTGGGAAACTAGCCCACTTATATCTGTAACAGTAGGAATTAATATGGCTTCGTATATAAATCTAGTGAATGAGTTACTTCGTCGTCTTAACGAGGTTGAGATTGGTGAGGCTGATTTTGCCACAACTAAAAATGTACAGTCACTAGCTAAAGACTCTATTAATTCTTCAGTACGTGAGATACTACAAGAGGCACAAGAGTGGCCTTTCACATTAGTAACTTACGAACAAACACTTGCAGTAGGTACAAAGACCTACGACTTCCCTTCTGACTACTCTAAAGCAGATTGGGAAACATTTTATTTAACTAATGCACAATATGCACATCCAACACAACTGCCTAGCATTTCGTATGAATCATACATAAGTGATAGAAGAAGTCTTGATGATGTAGCTGGAACAGATGGTTATCAAAAACCTGATGTAGTATATAAAACACAAGAAGATAAGTTTGGTGTTTCACCTGTACCAGATAATACTTACATTATAGAATACAGATACTGGAAAGTACCTGCTGATCTAGTGCTAAGTACTGATGTGTGTATTATTCCCGATAGATTTAAACATGTAGTACTTGACGGTGCTATGATGTACCTAATGCACTTTAGGTCTAATGAGCAATCAGCACAGTTACACGATGCTAAGTTTAGAACAGGCATTAAATCTATGCGTAGATTACTAGTAGATAGCAAAGACTATTTACGTTCAACTGTAATACATAGATCAGGTAACTCTTTATATAAGAATATTATTTAAATGGCAGATAGACTAAGTACATACTTATCAGTTTGTGCTGGGGGGTTGGTCACTAATATAGACCCGCTAACCCAAGCCACTAACCTATCGGGTAGTGCTATAAGAATGATTAACTATGAACCTGCCCTTTCGGGTGGGTATCGTCGTATTAGTGGTTATGCTAATGACTACGGTACTGTTCCCGGTACAGGTGCTATACTTGGCCTTACAGTCAATGGTAATTTACATGATGGTATATTTGCCTGTAGAAAACCTACATCTGGTCATGACTATCTATATAGATGGCAGAACTCTAATAGTTCTTGGGTAGCTATACCAGAAGCTGGTAATCCTGACATGACTAATGTTAGTAGGATTCGTTTTACTAGTTTTAACTGGTCAGGAGAAGTTATACTACTTACGGATGGTGTTAATCCAGCGGCAACGTATGATGGTACTACTTACACACAGATTACACATACGAATGCTCCTAACAACCCTAAGTATTCAGAAGAGTTTAGTTCCCATGTATTTTTATGTGGCGATTCTTCTGAACCATATAACTTACATTTTAGTGCTCCTGTCAATGCCTATGATTTTGATGCAGGTAGCGGTGCTGGAGTTATTAATGTAGGTTTTACTATAACTGCCATTAAAAAGTTCCGTAATCAATTATATATCTTTGGTGCTAATAATATAAAAAGATTAATAGGTAATAATGTAGCTAACTTTACATTGGAAAACGTTACCTCAAATATGGGTTGCCTCGCCCCTGATTCTGTGGTAGAGTTTGGTGGTGACTTATTATTCTTAGGGCCAGATGGTATACGTCCCATTTCTGGTACTGATAAAATTGGTGATGTTGAACTTGCTACAGTTTCTAAAGAGATACAGTCTATATTTGATAACTACTACTTATCAGAACAAATAGAAGATGTGGCTATTGTAGTACTTAGAAAGAAATCACAGTTTAGGTTCTTTTTTAAGAATGATGCTTCTTTATCTTTGATAGGTGGGATACGTAAAAGCCAGAATAAACAAAGTATATTTGAGTATAGTCAGCTTACTGGTATGGAAGCAAACTGTGTAGCTAGTGGGTACATTGGACAGTTTGAACATGTAGTACATGGAGATGGCTCTGGTAAAGTACATCGTCAAGAAAGAGGCAACAGCTTTGGCGGTAACTCTATTTTTAGTTTGTATCAAACGCCTTACTATTATATGGAAGACCCAGAAATACGTAAGGTAATACATAAAGTAAACACGTACTTAAAATCAGAAGGTGATACAGAAGTTTTTGTTGGTGTCTCTTATGACTACGATGACACAGGTACAAGTAACCCTACTAACTATGACTTTACTACAGAAGGAGCTGCTTCCGTTTATGGTACAGCTATATATGGGGCAGGTGGTATATACGATGGTAATCCGTCACCTAAAACACTTACAAATATATCGGGATCAGGTAACTCTGTTTCAATAAGCTACGTTACGAATAATACAAATGCAAGTCATACTATACAGGCAGTAGCCTTGACGTATGAGACAGCCGACAGGAGATAATACTTTGGCAGGTTATGTAAGACAGTCCTCAGCGGACATAATACCAACAGCTACACTTCGTGCAGCACCTATTAACGCCGAGTACAACAAACTCCGTGATGCATTTGCAGTGTCTAGTGGACACAAACACGATGGCTCAACAGGAGAAGGTGGATACATTCCGCTTATCGGTGATGTTGATGCACTAAACAAAGTTGTTATAAACACTGCTACTAATCAAGTAGGTGTCTTTGTAGAGGTATCTTCAGCCGCAGTAGAACAAATACGCTTCTCTGATGGTGCTATCATACCTGTAATAACTAATGATATAGACTTAGGTACATCTGGTTTAGAGTTTAAAGATTTATACTTAGATGGTACAGCACACATAGATACACTAGATGTAGATATTAATGGTGCAGTTGCAGGTACATTTACTATAGGAAGTACGTTAGGTGTTACTGGAACAACTACTCTAAGCACAGCTAATATTACTACAGGTGTTATTACTTCTGTAGACATCAACTCTGGTGCTATAGATAACGTAACCATAGGTGGTACAACAGCAGGTGCTGGTTCATTTACTACACTAAGTGCTACAGGAACTGCTACTCTGGCTACTGTAGATATTAATGCAGGTGCTATTGATGGTACAACTATTGGTGCTTCATCAGCTTCACCTGCTACTGTAACAGACCTAACAGCTACAGGAACATCAACATTAACTACTGTAGACATTAATGCAGGTAACATAGACAATACAGTTATAGGTGCATCAACAGCCGTTGCTGGTAGCTTTACTACAGTATCTACATCTGGTCAGGCTACACTAGCTACTGTAGATATAAACGGTGGTAATATTGATGGTACTATTATTGGTGCTTCTACTACAGCCGCAATAACAGGTACAACAATTACAGGTTCAAGTCTTGTAGGCCCACTTACAGGTAACGTAACAGGTAATATCACAGGTAACGTTACTGGTAATCTTACAGGCAATGTGACAGGTAATGTAACTGCAGGGTCAGGTTTATCTACATTTAATAACGTAACTGTAAACGGTACACTAGATGTTACAGGTACAACTATTGCTAATGTTACTGATCCAACCAGTGCTCAAGATGCGGCTACAAAGAACTATGTAGATACTGCAGATGCACTAAAGCTTAACCTGTCTGGTGGAACTATGTCAGGTGCTATTGCTATGGGCGGTAGTAAAGTAACAGGTTTAGGTGCTCCAAGTGCTTCAACAGATGCCGCTACTAAGGGTTATGTAGACACTGAGGTATCTGCTTTAGTTGACTCATCTCCTGATGCACTAAACACTCTTAATGAGTTAGCTGCGGCAATCAATGACGATGCAAACTTCTCAACTACTATTACTAATTCTATAGCTACTAAGTTACCCCTTGCAGGTGGAACACTAACTGGTGACATTGTAATGGGTACTAATGCTGTAACATCTACAGCTAACCCTGCAACAAATGATGAGCTATCTCGTAAAGGTTATGTAGATGCACAAGATGCTACTAAGTTAAACTTATCAGGTGGCACTATGTCTGGTGCTATAGCTATGGGGTCTAATAAGATCACTGGTGTTTTGAACCCTACGGCAAGCCTTGATGCAGTTAACAAAACAACATTAGACCAAGTAGCCGCTTTGCAAGTAAGCAAGTCGGGAGACAGTATGTCTGGCGCATTGGCTATGGGTGACAATAAGATTACTGGATTAGGTACACCTACTGCTAATGCTGATGCGGCTACAAAACTGTATGTTGATAGTATCGCAGGGTCTAATACTGCGGCGGCGGCAAGTGCTACTCAAGCGGCTACTTCAGCTACTAATGCGGCAACATCAGCTACAAACTCAGGTAACTCAGCAACAGCTGCGGCTACCAGTGCTACTAATGCCGCTAATTCTTATGATGACTTTGATGACAGATACTTAGGTGCTA